GGCAAAGCCGGACTCCATCACCTCTTCCTCGAACGCACGATCGGAGCTCTCGACCGAGTAGATCTCGGCGTGCTCGTTCTCGTAGTTCTTGTACTCGAGGCCGAACAGGGCGTTCAAGCCCGGCTCGAGCTCCTTGACAAGTTGTGCACGTGAAATTGCCATGGTTGGTTACCCCTTACTGGCCAGCCACACCGGCACTTCCGTACAGGTGTTCGTTGATCTTAACAACCACGACGGTGTAGTTCTCGGCAAGGTTGTTGCCCGGAACGTCCCACTTACCGATCAGCTTGAGGTTCAACGCAGCCGTAGTCAGGATGGTCGAAGAATCAAGCGTCATGGCAGAGAGACCCGTGACCGTGGAACCCGTCGTGGAAGCGGTGACGTCGGCGTTCTTGCCGAAGTCTGCCTGCACAGCGTCTTCGTCGCACTGGATAATGAACAGCTGATTCGGGTCGTCAATCACGTCGGCAACGATCTTGCCAGCGGTGATGTTGACGCTGCCCGGGTAGTAGTTCTTCCAGGTCGGCTTGCCCGTGGTCGGGTCGATGTAGTTACAGCCGTTGAAAACGCCGACCGCAGCGGTGTGCGTAGCGGGGGCGAATTTGACGATGTAACCGTCCTTCAGAGTCACCAGGTCGCCCTGGTAGATGGCCCCAGCCTGTGAGTCCTCGATCTCGTAACCGTACTGCTTCTGGGAACCAGTCGCAGACAAATTGCCGAGAGGACGCAGGCCAAAGGGCTTGTTCACATTAGCCATTGGTTATGCCCTCAAAAAAAGTTATTCACTGGCCTTACTAGGGCCGCCGAATGAAACGCGGGAGCGGCGGGTAGGACGCTCAATAACCATGCTGTGATGAGCATTGCTTTTCATGAGCTCGTTATCCGCGGCTTGCATTTGGTCGTTCGCTCGAGAACGGTAATACGCGTTGCGCTCTTCGACACTCTCTTCAGGGATACGTGCGAGCAGAAGACCACCAACGCTGATTACACCAGCATGGCGGCCATCGTCAGCCGTTGGAGCGGCGAAGTCGGGGTACTCATCCGAACGAACCAGTTCGTACCCCTCACGGAGACGTCCTGCAATGTTCGTTCGATCTTCTACCCCGCCGGCCGAAGCCCGGATCCAACGGTGCTTGTATCCATAGGGTGCCGGGGGTGCGTCCAAGCGAGAAGGTGGGGCCCAAGGCTTACGTCGCGCAACCTTCGCGCGGCTTTCGGCTTCACGCGTGGTGCGATTAATAACAGGTGTTTTGACGTCCGACATGGTTTACTCCTTCACGTACTTGGCGTATTCCTCAAGAGGAACGCCCAGCTTTTTTGCAATTGCCACTTGACTTGGCGTCAACCTGACAGTGCGGCGTGCTGTGTTGTTGATCCCGCTTGAGCGGGAAGCCGGAGCGACCGTTTGCACGTTACGGGCTCTGCCCTGCGTATTGCCCTGCGTCTCCTCAAACTTTTGCGGAAATGCCTGGCGTATACGTTTGTCAAGTTCATCATAGTACTCATCCGAGCTGGGGTCAATTCCTTCCGCTTGGATAAGCTGGCGGTGGATTCCCCAAGCAGCATGGGTCATGACGGTGTCCCGCCCGTACCACTTGTTCCGCTCGGCCCACTCTTCGACCCGCGGGTCGACCTGCTGGGGCTGCTGCACAACTGGCTGCTGCACCACAGGCTGCGGGGCTGCCTGCCGCTGACGGTAAGCCTCCCACTGCGCACTGGCCGCATCGATCTGCGAGTTCTCCAAAGTCAGCGCGGCCAGGCGCTGCTGGGCCTCGGTTTCGGTGTCCACGTCGCCCTCTTCACGGGCCTTGCGGATGATCTGCTTCAGCGCGACCGCCTGCGTCTCCACTCGGCTGCGGGCCTCGGCAAGACGGCTGCTGTCCGACTGCACGTACCGCTGCTCAAGGTCCTGGGCGTGCGCCTGGACCTGCTTGGCATAGTCCAACGCTGCCTGCTCACGGCGCTGCGTCTCGCGCAGGCGTGCCGTCAGCTTGTTGATGCGCTTCTTGACGTTATCGCTGTACTCGTCAAGCTCCTCACGCTCCGGTGCAGCAGGCCGGGCCTGCTCCTCGACAACGGTAGCCGAGTCCGGCGTAACCTGGACGGTAGCCGGCTGCTCGTTCTCTCCAAGATCAAATTCAAGTTGTTCGCCACTCATAACGGTGCTCCTTTACCACATGTGCAAGACGTCTTCGGGATCCGAGACAATTCCCAGAACCTCGTCGTCATTGATCAGCCGAATCTCCCCGCCGTCGATCGGAATGCGCGCGCCGGCATACCGGCCGAAGATGATCCAATCACCTTCCACGCACCACGGTCCGGTTGCAAACTTGCCCTCGTCCGCGTAGGCGAGCGGGCCAACCTTGAGCACGTAGCCGCAAACAGTCGAAACCTGCTGCTTTCGCTGGGTTTCCTCTGCCAAGGCAATGCCGCCCTTGGTCTTCTCGGCGCCACGGTACGGCAGGATGGCAATGCGCCATCCGGTGGGCGTTGGGATCCTGTCCAACACGGACTGATCAAGTTTTTCTGGTCGGAGGCCGTCAGAGGTGTAGGCGTCGTCCAAGGTAGGGGCCTTGGTTGCTTCCTCTTGTTGCCACTTCGCCTCTAGGGCGGTAAGTGCAGGGGCTTTCTTGCTAGTCATGTGTCCTCGCTGGGTTAAAGATTCTCTTGGGTCCAGTCCTTAAGCGTCTTTTTCACGGACTCTTCCACAAGCTTTAACCCTTCGAGACGGCCCATCAGGAAGCGATAACGCTCCATGTCTGAGACGCCTCCGCCAAGGATGATTTCTTCCGAGGATTTCTTAAGGTCTCGGATATCTCGAAGCACAGCTTCTGCAAACTCAAGCATGGTAAGGTTCCATGAAAAGCAGACGAATTACGCCTCGTCTGTGGCGTCAACGCTTAGTATATCTTAACTGGACGGTTGCCGTCTCTCTTCTTTACGGTGCGAACATCGCCGCCACCAACCATCCGACGGGGCTTGCCCGCCTTCTCGTACGCGATTGCGGCGGCCTGCTTCACCGCAGCGGACTTGCTCTTGGGGCGGCTGGTGCCAATACGGCCCTTTTCCTTGTACGCCCCGACAAGTTCGCCAATGTTGCGGCTGATCGTCTTCTGACTACTACCCTTCTTAAGCGGCATTGCGTTCTCCTCCTTGCTTTGCGGCTTGTAGCTGCAGACGCGCCTGGTTGTACTGCGTCGTCTGCTGCAGTTTGGACTGCTCGAGCTGGATCTTCGCCTGGTCGATCGCGGCGCGCTGGTCCAGCTCCTGCTTCTTGAGCGCGACCAACGGGTCTTCCCCGCCGCCCTCGCCAGAGAGCTGTGCCTGCGTGCCCTTCATCTCCTGCAAGTAGGTTGCGACCTTGATCGCCACCATGCCTTCCTTCTGGATCGGCGAGACGAGACGGTCTGGGTCGGTGCCGTAAGTGCGGAAAAGCTCCGCCTCGACATCCTCTTCGGCCTTGAGCCGAATGTGCTCAAAGATGTGCTGCTGCAGTTCGACCGCGGCCAACGGATTGCTCTGCAGGATCGGCGAAAGCCCCATGATGAGGTGCGCAACGATATGCGCGTCATGCTGCTGGCCAGCAAAGGCCTTGAGCTTCATGCCGTTCAGGAGCGAAGCGTTCTCGGTTGCAGGATCCCGCGGCATCTGGTTGTTCTGCGGGATCAAAATACCGTCGATGTCGCGCACGTTAAGCGCAGCGTACACACGGTAGTACGCCTCGTACATGTTGTGCATGTTTGGCGCGGCCTGCGCCATCTGCAACTGCATCTGGGCAAGCTGAATGCGCTGCGCGGTGCTGAAGATGTTCGGGTCGGCAACGGGGAGAACAGAAACCAGGTTGCTGAAGTCGGATCGCTTGACCTTGCGGCTCGCGCCAGGCACATCGTACGGGTACTCGTCCGGCAAGTACTGCCCAAAGCCCTCGTAGAGCAGCCGAAACTCCAGCGTCTGCGCGTAGTGCAGGCGCTTGTGGATCGAGGACATGACCATCGAGCCGCGTTCCAGCAGCGCAAGCGTCGTGCCGACCTGCGCGTACTGGTTTCCATCGCCAACTTGCATGTCGGCGGTGCTCGAGAGGCGTTTTCCAGCGTCCACGAGGAACCCAAGCAGCGCAAACAGCACTTGGCTCGGCTCTTTGTAGGGAAGCGGCATCAAGGACGCCGAAAGTTCGGCGCCACCCGCGTCAATGTCACGCCATTCACCCGGCTGGATCGGATCTGAGTCGTCCGCGATGCGTGCGCCCTTCGCCTTGAAGCCCGCAGGCAGGTTAGACAGCGTTCCAGCGTCAATCAATTGACGCAAAGCGCTTGATGCGGCCTTGGACAGGCCTCCGATGAGGTGCACAAAGCCCAGCCCGTACGCTCCGGGGCCTTCCACGAGCACGTAATGCACAAAATAGTTGCGCCGGCGCTTTTTCTCGTCCTCTTCGCGCCAGTTTCGGCGAATTCCAACGACTTTGAGCGTGTCTTCGGCCAGCGTTACGACGTATGGGAGCTTGATTCCCGTCTGTTCGCCGCTCTCGTCCGTGTCCTCAAAGCCCGGAAGGTCCAAATCGACCAGCATTTCAAGCAAAAAGATCTCGCCCGCCTGGTCAGTCGGCTGAATTCCGACTACTTTGTCGATCGCAGACTGGATTTTGCTCGGATCCGCGGGCGTCGGCTCAATGTCCACGTGCGCATCAAGGTACTCTCCAGCCAAAACCCGCTTACGGAACTCGTTGGAGTCCATCGCAATGCGATGAGTGAGCCGCGAACACTGCGAAACCACGCTCGTGCCGTTGTACGGGATGTAAACATCGTCCGCCAGACACAGTTTTGAGACCATCCGGCCGAGTTGGTGGTCGTAGTAGACCTTCTTGAAGGTCGATCCGCCGTATCCGGTGTAGTACAGGAGCTGGTCAAACTCCGGTGTGTACTCCTCCATCACCGTCGTGACCTGATAATTCATGAAATCCTGGACGCGAGCGGCCTGCTGGAACTTGTCCACGGTCTCCTTGCCCAGCACTTGAGTGCGGACAGGGCCGCCAGCCGGCATCAGCTCCTTGAAAGCCTGCGCCTGGAACTGGATGATGGCCTCTTGCAACATCGGATGGCTCGCGCCCGACGCGCCACGGAACGGTTTCGTACGCTCTTCGATGCGCAGGCCCAAAAGCCCAAGGCCCTTGGCGTACATCTGCTCCCAGTCCGATCGCGAACTCTTGTCCGCCTCAAACATCGCGGACACATCAAGAGCGATCCTGGTCAACGCATCAGGGTCCACGACCTCCGCGAGGTTGGCGTAGAAGTCCACTTCCTGCGCTTCGCCCTCCCCGATCTCAATCGTAGCGCCGCCCTCCTCGTCAATGACGATCTCAACGTCCGGCGCAGCCGCGGCTTCCTCGGCAATGACAAGGATTCCGGAGTCCGGGGCCTGGTTGAGGGCTTTGTCAATTGGCATGTTGAGATCCTAATACGTTTTACGCAGGAAGGCTACTCTTCGCCTCTGCCCAGGCGGCGGAGCATGGCCTGGATAAAGCCTTCATTAGGAAGGTTTTGCGGAGCATTTGGCAATTGACCAATGCCCTGTTGCGCAGGGGCAGGCGGAACCTGTTGAGGCACAGGCGGCTCTTCCGGCGCAAGACGTCCGATGGGCTGCGGCGCGCCAACTCTGGCCGAAAGCCTGCTTGGAACAGGATTGCCTCTTTGTTTCTTGTACTCTTGTGACAAAGGAGGCAGATAGCTGTCCGATTCAGTAATTGCCGTAGCGTTTATTTTGCTGAAGAAATCTACCAACAAGGCATCGTATGGGGCCTTGTCACCAGAGTTCCCAGTCTTGTTTCCTGCGCCTTTGACCTGCGTCACAACAATTCCACGGCCTGGAACCTCTAGGGTCTCTACTGTCGTAACGGGTCGACCTTCAGCATCCCTTAGTGAATAGACCCTGTTCTTGCCTTCCAAAAACGATTTGTATTTTTCTGGGCCGTACGCGCCCTCTTTAGCATAGCCCCCCACAGAATGCCCGATGTACGCGCCTTCAATAGTCGTTGCTTCTGGGTCCGTAATTTGGCGCCAGGTAAACCCGGGAAACGGACTTTCCTTGCCGTAACTAATGATTGGCTGACTGACCCCTTCCAAAAAAACCTTCTTGTCAACGGGCTTGCCTTCGCGAACACGCTCAAGGATTGCTTTTCGCTCTGTTTTAAGTTCCTCAAGTTTCACGGCCCCACGAACAGCGTCTTCGTATCGTAGGTTTTTAATTTCGCGCGCAGGAAGCGTGGCCAAGTAATTGACGAGTGTCTTTGTGTTTAAGATATCGCCAAGGGCCCCCGTGGGGGACATGTCATAAATGGGCTGGCCTTTCTCAATCGCTGTCTTAAGTGATTTTGGAAGGCCTGCATCCTGTGCCAACATTAAGGCACTAAGATCGTCAGCGGCTACAGTGCGCCGCTGGCGGCCGCGTTCCGGCAAGACATCCAACATCTTCCTGTTTGGTTTGTTTTTGTCAGCAAATAGCGGGTTTTTATATCCTAACAGGCCTACAGATGGGTTAATTTCATACGGCGCGTTTCGCTCGCTAAGTAAGGCCTGTGTTGTTTCGTCCAGTACTTGTTGCGCTTTAGGGCGCTCCTCGTCAAGAATTCGGTACTCGCTTTCAGGCTGGCCAACCGTTCTGTTAGCAATGACTGTTCCACGCATGCCGGTCATTTCATCGTAGATCTTGTTGATGTCCTCAAGTGCAGCCTGCGCGCTGCTAGTTGGGTAAAAGACCGACTCTTTTGTTTCAGGATTGACGCGCGTCTTTCCTTCTTTCGCTACCGTAGGCAGGTACTCGCGTATGCCGCCAGGCTCTCTGAGTCTAACGCTTGATAAGCGCCCCTCTTTGATAGCCTTGAAGATGGGATCGTCCTTGGTACCAAATTGATTGACAAAATACTTTCTTACTTTGGTCTCAAGAAAAGCGTCTATTGCTTGAGTCTGGTCAGGGTCTACCGCACCACGCTTTTGCAAAACGTCCATCTGAGCTCGGCCGTTCTCAATGGTTCGATTGACAAACCCCTTTGGATAACGAGTGCTACCGTAGCGCTCTTGCGACGATGCGCTAAAATCATCCATTGTCCTGTTATTTTCGCCGGTGGTTACCAACGGCGCATTAGGGTAATCAAGCACAATCCCTTGACCCCTCGGACGCACAACCTCGGTTTGTGGCGTTCGACGAAGCATGCTGAAGGGGCTCAAAAAACCTCCGTAATATTCGGCACCCGCTTCAGGCGTCTCCCCTGCCGCTCTCAGCCGCTCCATCTCCGCTTTTGCTACGCTTTTTGAGAACTCCTTTGGGTCACGCACAAACTCCTTGCCTGCACCAAGGACGGCTGTCGCGGTCTCGACCGGAGAAAGAAGCGGCTCAACATTGGCTTCGTAGAAGCCCTTGCCCAATGCCTTGGCAGCGCCAGGAACACGAGGGGCTGCGGCAACCGCTTCCTCAATCTGTTCCGCGTCAGGATTCATCGCAAGCATCAGCTTGCGCAAGTCCTCTTTATTTGGGCGTGTTTCGCCCGTACGGGGGCTGCCTTTGGCTCGCCGCTTTGGGCTTATCTTCAATCCGGTAAGGGCGTTTTTCATTACCGCTTCCTTTTCTTCGGCTCCGGCGGAAGGCGCACAGACACCGGCCTGTTCACGCCTCGCCAGTTGGCAAACTGGATCAGCGGATTGCCTTCCTCTGCAATATCCCCTGTGTAGTCATAGGCATCCTTGACCATGATCGACCCGTCCGGCATCCGCTCGAACGAAAACGTCCCTAGCGTATTGCGCAGATTAGCCGACTCGGCCGGGTTGAAATCCGAATCAACCATCGACAACGGCAGTCCGGTCTCCGGGTTGTTTCGACGGATCTGCTCCGTGTGATGCGCGTAGCTGACAACCCCAGGCAGTGGCTTACCCGTCTTCTTGCTTGACACCGGCCGCTCCTCGGCAAGCGCGATAAGTTCGCGGAGCTTTGCAAGCTCCTTGGCCGAGAAGCTCTTCTCCGTGAGCGGCGCTGTCTTCTTGTCCGATCCAATGACCGACTCGAGGTACGTGCGCGTCTGCAACGGCAGCCAGGAGGACTCCGCCTCCCCGCCCTCTGCAAAGCGCTGCGCCAACAGCTCGCCCTCGCGCGCAAGGCCCGCCCGCGTGAGCGTCGGCATGCCAAGCGTATCGCGCAGCAGCTCCATCTTCTGCCGCAGCTCCTCAGCCTGGCGCTTGGTCCGTGGTCCTTGGGGCTTGCTCATCTGCTCAAGCTCCATGGCCATGCCCTTGGCACTGCCACGCTCCGCCTCTTGACGGCGCGCTCTTCGCTTGGTCGGGATCGCACGAAACTCCGGCGCCTCGCTCGAGAGCCGATCAAGCATCGCTCTGGCCGAAGCCGCATCCTGCTCGCCGTAATCCTCTTCCTCGTCCGTGACCTCACCGCCCAGAGCAAACCCCGGCGGGCGAACGGCCCCGGGGGCCATGATCAGATTACCAAGCCGGTCCCTGTAGTAGCCGAGGTTTTCCTGTCCGCCAAGAATGGTCGGCGACAGATTCGGATTGCGTGCAATCGCATCGAGCGGCACCTGGCTCGTCTTCAAGCTCTCCGGCATCTGCGACACAGGGACGGTGCCCGGCGTCAGGCCGCCCGCGTTCGGGTTGAAGTACGGCGTCGGAGTTCCCGCACCAATGGGCGTGGGCAACGGGCCAGGAAGCGGGCGAACAGGGATCTGACTCTCCGGGCCGCGCACCGGAATGTTCGGCGGGGGCTGGACAGGAATCGTCGGCTGATCGCCGCCAGGAGGCTCAGGGAACAGCCCCACAGGAGGCTCGGGGCGGACAGGACGCGGCCGATCCGCACCGGGGATCTCATCGACAGGAGGCTTCGGAGCGCCGCGCTTCAGACCGCCCTTGGTTGATGGACCACGGCTCACGGACCGCCCACCGCCAACGCGCTTAAGCAGACGGCCGATGTCGGTGTTATCGTCCAAAAAGCGGCCAGGGATGGATACCTGGGGCGTCCTCTTTACGGGAGGCGCAGGAGCTGCCTTGTCCTTTGGAACCTCCGGGATACGGATGCCATCGCCTAAAACAGGGGGCTGCATGATTGGCGAGTCGCCCCTTGACGGCGGCTTCTTGGGGTTGTTCGGATCGTAGTCTGCGCCGCCCGGTTCGTCTCGATCATCGATTCCGTTGTTGTTGGAATCCTGCATGTCCGTTGTGCGTAATCTCGGAGGCTTTGGGCTTACCGAGGCAGGCGACTCATCCCGATCATCAATGCCGTTCAGGTTCTTGTCGATGAACCGGTCCGTGCGCATGTTCGGGTCTTGAGAGCCCGGGGGAGCCGGCGGAGTAGGAGGAGGCGGAGGCGGGGAAGACGGGGGCTGCGGAAAGAAAATGCCAGTGCCGGGGGGCTGCCCGGTCTGAGGAGGCGCAGGCTGCTTTTGGATCGGGCTTTCAACCAATCCAGGGGGCGGGGCGGGAGGTGGGGCGGGTGGAGCCGGCGGCGCAACAGGAGGCTGTGCGGCCGGGGGCGGCTCATCCCGGTCATCAATGCCGTTCAGGTTCTTGTCAATGAACTGGTCCGTGCGCATGTTCGGCGGCGGAGGCGGTGGAGCCGGTGGCGGAACAGGCTGGGCAGGCGGGGCGATCGGAGGCTGCGCCACGGGCGGCTGTGCAACAGGGGCCTGCGCCGGAGGAGGCGGGGGCGGAGGTGGCGGCTCTACGACAGCGGGCGGAGGGGGTGGCGGTGGCGGAGCGGCCACAGGAGGAGACGGCATGTCCCGGCCAGGGGTCATCTGCGGTGGGCGCAGGAGATCCTCATCTCGTCGTGCGGCAGCCCGGCGCTGTGCCGGGGTCATGTCATCGTCAAACGGCGACTGTACAGCCGGGCTGGCAACAGGTTCAGGGGCTGCCGGGGGCGGAGCCGCTTCCACGGGCGGCGTAGGCGCTGCCGGGGGCAACATGCCAGAGAACATGGGCCGCGGTTCTTGTGCAAGACGAAAGTCCCGAGGATCCATCGGCGGCGCTTGGGGCGGCTCGGACGCGATCGGCGTCATTGCAGCCGGGGGCTCCGGCATGACAGGAGGAGGCTGGAACGCGGGGGCGGCAGGCGGTGCGCCAGCCGAAGGCTCCATGAACTCCCCCTCCTCGAGAAAACGACGGCGTTGATATTCCGGCAGCTTTGTCTTCGGGTTCTTGGTTCCTGCTCCGCCGAGATCCTTCAGCAACTGACGTGCGGAGGACGACAAGTACGCCAGCTTGGTGTCGCCGCCACGTCCGGCAGCGGCAACCTTCTTGATGTACTCAAGCATTTGACGACTTGACTCATTGCTGGACTTAGGCATGACCGCCCCGGAGAGAGAAAAACAGGCCAGGGCATTCTAGTCGTCAATAGTATTCCGGAGCAACACCTACTGCCGTGGGGGAATCCTTGTAGTCGGACTGCAGGGAAACGAAGTTGCCTTGTCGAAAACGCATGATGGCCTGGGTCGTCGAGTCCACCATGTCGTCGTTGTCGCCGTTCGGGAAGGCAGCACACTCCTCGATCAGCTCCTCGGCCCATGCCGTTTCAGGGGCCCAGACCATGCCTGACTCGAACACAGGCGCAATCGCGTGAGCTCGGCTAACCTTGTCCGTTCCGGATCTTCGCCCGCCAGGGGTGTACATGGTCACTGGGATGCCGAGGCGACGAAGCTCCTGCTGCAGGGTCACGCCGGTGGCCTTGGCCTCGATCAACACGTTGTCGGGGTTCCACCGC